AAAAGATTATAGGTCAAAATCCTAATGGGTTATCTCTTGCATGGTCATATATGGAACATGCTTGGGGAATTAAATGTGGTAAGATGAGAACACCAATGGAAGTTTGGGAAGATGAAGAACATTTAAAGAAAGGAATTAATAAGATTTTATCAGGTACATTTTTTACACAAAAAGAACATTACGAAATAACAGATTCAGACATGAGGTCAATGTTAAGAAGATACTCTGGAACACAAATGGTATCTAACTTTAGACCTACAGCAGCTGCAGCTTTGTATAGTGTATTTTGTGAAATGTCTAGTCCACTTTTTCCAGGTGAAACATCAACAGTATGGGACCCAAGTATGGGTTATGGTGGAAGATTACTCGGCGCTATTTTAGCAGGTGTTAATTATATTGGTACAGACCCATGTATACCTACTTATGAAGGATTAGAAAAGATTAGAGATGAATATGGTCATCAAGATAAAAAATATGACTTACTTAGACAAGGTAGTGAAACATTTATACCAGATGAAGAAAGTTTAGACTTTGTATTTACAAGTCCACCATATTTTGGTTGGGAAGCATATGGAGATGAACCAGAACAATCAAGTATTGCATATGATACAGCTGAAATGTGGAAAGAAAAGTTTTTAAGAAAGACAATTGAAAATGCACATAGAGGATTAAAGAAAGGTAAGTTTCTTGCATTAAATGTTGCAAACACAAAACAATATAAAACATTTGAGGAAGATACTGTAAGACTTGCAGTTGAATCTGGATTTAAACATACAGACACATGGTGGTTATCTTTATCAACACAACAAGGTAGAGTAGAACAAGGTTCTCTAGAAGGTGTAACAGAAGTCAAACAAAAACAACAATACATGGGCGAGTTTACTAGACCAGATGTTCCTGGTAGAAAATTTGAACCTGTATTTATATTTCAAAAATGAAAGTTTTAGGTATTAATACTTCTCACCAACCTTCTATTTGCCAAATAACAGACGGCAAAATAGATTTTCATATAGATGAAACTAGAATAAGGAAAGATAAGTATTTTATGCCTAGAGAAGATAATTGTTTTTTTCAGTCTATTGAAAATTTAAAAGACAAAAAATTTGATGGTGTTGTAGTCGCTTCATATGATAGGAGATTTTCTTCATTACATAATGATAATGCACAAAGTTTAGAAGCAGATAAAAATATTTTAGAATCATTACAAAAACAATTACCCAATAATAACTTTTATTCTCAAAAAGAACATCATTTATATCATGCATTATCAGCTCACACTTATTCAAAAAATAAAGAATCATTAGTTGTAGTTATGGACGGAGGTGGTGCTCAATTATTTCCTACATATCAAGAAATGGAAAGTATATATTTACTTAATGATACTGTTAAGAAACTTTATAGTAGATGTTCTAATGTTAGAACACAAGAAGTATTTGATGATACTCATGTTCAAGATATGTCTGTTAAAGTGGACAATATAGATTATGAGTTAGATTCAGAAGATTCTTCAGGATATGCATTTACAAAAATGGCAATAGATTTAAATATGCCACCTTTAAGTGAGGGTAGAATTATGGCTATGTCTGCTTACGGGCATAATAATTTAGGTTATGTGGAAGAAGATGAATTAACATCATGGGCAGATAAAGCTAAAAGATTACAAGATACAACATTTGACAATACAGTTGAATTATTAAAACATGCAACAACATATTCAGATTGTAAAAATTTTGTATTAACAGGTGGTTATGCTTTAAATTGTGTAAACAATTATAGATACTTAGATGAATTTCCAAAACATAACTTTTTTGTAGACCCCAATCCAGGTGATAATGGAACATCAACAGGAGCTGCTATATGGTTATACCATTATTTAAAAGCAGGAGGTTTTTAATGGCGATAAGAAAAATAAATTATGAATTAATAAAATCATTTATACACATGAGCATTGTGCCGTATAGTGTAAAAAAATTATGGTTTAAAGATAAGAAATTTAAAAAGTGGTATGATAATGATAATAAACGAGAAAACACAAGCAGTAAGTAGATTATTAAAACAAAAGATAGTTGCTATATTTCAAGGCAGAAGTGAGTTAGGTCCTAGAGCATTAGGTTGTCGTTCTATTTTATTTGACCCTAGAAATAAGGATGCTAAGGAGATTATAAATAAAGTCAAACAAAGAAAATGGTATCAACCATTTGCAGGAACGATAATGTTAGAACATGTACATGATTATTTTGATATGAAACAATTGAAAGAATCACCTTGGATGTCGTTTGCTGTAAACAGTAAACAAAAAGCAATAGATGAAGTTCCAGGAATTATACATGTAGATAATACTTGTAGAATACAAACAGTTACAAGGGAACAAAATCAACATTATTATGAATTAATTGAGGAGTTTTATAAAGAAACAAAATGTCCTATGCTTTTTAATACTTCATTTAATCTATCAGGAGAACCAATAGTAGAAACTTTAGATGACGCTATTAACACAGTAAACAGGTCATCAGGAATAGATTCTATATATTTACCAGTACCAGAATGACAAAAGTAAAAGATGAAAGATATAGACATGACCCTAAAGTCATAGCGCTGGTAACCGGTGGTTTTGACCCAATCCATTCAGGTCATATTCAATACTTAAAAGCAGCTTCAGAATTTGGAGATATGTTAATTGTAGGAGTTAATTCAGATGAATGGTTAACAAGAAAGAAAGGACACCCATTCATGCCATTAGATGAAAGAGTTGCAATACTTAAAGAGTTATATGTTGTTGATAAAATAATAACATTTGATGATAGAGATGATACAGCTTGTCATGCGATAGAAATGGTAAAACATTTATATAAAGATAGTTTTAATCATGAGTTTCATAAAAAAATTATATTTTGTAATGGTGGTGATAGAACAAAGAAGAATATACCTGAGGTTAAAAAATTTAAAAAAGACAAATTTGTTGAATTTGAATTTGGTGTAGGTGGGGAAACTAAAAAAAATTCATCAAGTTGGATATTAGAAGATTATAAAAATGCAAAAACGGAAAGAGATTGGGGTTATTATAGAGTAGTACACACAATAGGAAAAGGAATTAAAGTAAAAGAATTAGTTATTGAACCAGGCAAATCATTATCAAATCAAAAACATTCCAAAAGAAGTGAAATGTGGTATGTTATGAAAGGTAAATGTGTTGTAAACGATATTGAAAGAAATGCCCACGGTGAAGGATTTGTATTTGAAATAGGTGAATGGCACCATGCAGAAAACCCATTTGATGAACCATGTCATGTTTTGGAATGTCAGTATGGGGAAGAGTGTATAGAGGAAGATATTGTAAGAGAACCTTTAAAAGAAACTGATTATAATAATAATACTGAAAGAGGAATATATGTTGGTCTTCAACAAGGTTGGGAAGATGACGGATATCCTGATTAAAATTATTGTAATTTTTTTTACTTTAGATATTAATTATTATAAATAGTAGTAGAAGTTGCCATAATGGGACTTCTATTTAAACTTGCTTAACAAAGGAGGAAAGTTATGACGGTATTTAGTTCATTACATCCGTTTACTATTGGTTATGAAGATGTCTTTAGACATTTTGATTCATTGTTGGAACATCAACCAGCGAGTTATCCACCATACAACATAGTCAAGACAGGCGATTATCAGCATTGTGTTGAAGTTGCATTGGCAGGATATTCTAAAGCTGAAGTTGAGGTAGTTGTTGAAGAAAAGACTTTAACAATTAAATCATCAGATTTACCTACAACGGAAAAACCGAAGGACAATATTCTTCATAGAGGTATAGCAAAAAGAGCATTTAAAAGAGTATTTACACTTGCAGATGATGTAGTTGTAAATGACGCTCATTTAAAAGATGGTCTTTTGAAAGTTGACCTTGAAAGAATAGTACCCGAGGAAAAGAAACCAAAAGTAATCAAAATAAAATAAGCACTAAGTATCAACCAGCATTGACAATCTTTGCTGGTTGGTATATAATTAACACATTATACAATTAACAAGTGAGAATATATTATGCAATTATCAAGTGATACAATTAATGTTCTAAAAAACTTCGCAGATATCAACCAAAATATCCTTGTGCAGTTGGGACAAAAATTAACAACAATATCAACAATGAAAAACATATTAGCAGAAGCAGATATTTCTGATTCAATTCCTCAAGAATTTGCTATATACGATTTACCAGAGTTTTTGAGAGCAATAGACATGTTCCAAAAACCAGCATTAAATTTTGATGGTGAATCTCATGTAGTAATTCAAGACGGAAATTCAAAACAAAAAATTAAATACTTTTTTGCTGATAAATCAGTCATTGTTGCACCAACAAAATCAATAACAATGCCAGATACATTTGTTTCTTTTACATTTAAAAAAGATATGTTTGAGAAATTAGTAAAAGGTATTACAACATTAGGTTTACCTGATGTCGCAGTTATAGGTGATGGCACATCAATTAAGATGATAGCTACTGATAAGAAAAACAAATCATCAAACACCTATTCTGTGGATATTTGTGAATCTGATAAAAATTTCACAGCATACTTCAAGGCAGAAAATTTTAAGATGGTGACAGATGACTATGATGTAGCAATATCATCACAAAAAATAAGTCATTTTGTTAATCGTTCTAAACCAATTAAATATTGGATTGCATTAGAACCTGATTCAATATTTTAAATTTAACTAAATTGAGGTTTATATTATGTCCGACTTTTTATGGACGGAGAAATACCGTCCAAAGAAAATCAAAGATTGTATCTTACCAGAAGATACGAAAAAAACTTTTAGCGAGTTTTTAAAACAAGGCGAAATCCCTAATCTATTATTATCAGGTACAGCAGGTACAGGTAAAACTACTGTTGCTCGTGCCTTATGTGAAGAATTGGGTGCCGATTATATTATCATTAATGGTTCTGATGAAGGTCGCCAGATTGATACATTAAGAAACAACATCAAGAATTTTGCAAGTACTGTTTCTTTAACAGAAGACGCTAATCATAAAGTAGTTATTATAGATGAGGCAGATTATACAAATGCTGAATCTGTACAACCTGCTTTAAGAAACTTCTTGGAAACATTTCATTCAAATTGTAGATTTATATTTACATGTAATTACAAAGCAAAACTTATCGAACCACTACACAGTAGATGTACTGTTATTGACTTTAGAATCGTAAATGGTGAAAAAGTAAAAACAGCAACAGCATTTATGGAAAGATGTGAGGAGATATTAAAAGGTGAAGATATATCTTATGATAAAAAAATACTTGCAGAATTAATACAAAAACATTATCCTGATTTTAGAAGAACGATAAATGAATTACAAAGATATTCTGTAAGAGGTAAAATAGATAGTGGTATATTATTCTCTATGTCTGAAACAAATCATAAAGAATTAATAACAGCACTAAAAGGAAAACAATTTTCTGATATGAGAAAGTGGGTAGTACAGAATCTAGATAAAGAACCAGCGTTCTTGTTTAGAAGTATCTATGATATACTTTACAAAGCGTTATCGCCAAATTCTATCCCACAAGCGATATTAATAATTGCAGGTTATCAATACAAGGCAGCTTTTGTTGCAGACCAAGAGATTAATATGGTTGCATGTTTAACAGAAATAATGGTAGGATGTAAGTTTAAATAATGTACGAGCTCCGTGATTATTTAAATGCACTTAATTTCTCCAAAGAAAAACTACTAGATACAGATGATACTGAATGGGCGAAGAAATATCCACCATTTGTTATCAATAAGTGTTTATCTATGTTTTATGACTGTATTGCACAGGCAAACGAGATGAATGGGTATCATTTCTTGGATAAAGATGTTCAATTTAATTTTTTCATAAATAGTATAAGAAAAAAGAAACGATTTGGTGGAAAGTGGCTAAAACAGAATGTTTTAAAAGATATTGAATATATCAAAGAATATTATGACTACAGCAACGAAAAGGCAAGAGAGGCCCTATCAATACTTACCAAAGAACAAATTGAGCTAATCAAATTATCACAGGATAAAGGTGGGAGAAAAAAGAATGATAAATGATGAGATAGAATGGACTCCAGATAAAATGCTCGAAGTTACAATTAAACAACCTGATGATTTTCTAAAAGTAAGAGAAACCCTAACTAGAATAGGTGTCGCAAGTCGTAAAGATAAGACACTATATCAGTCATGTCATATATTACATAAACAAGGTAGATATTATATTGTACACTTCAAAGAGTTATTTGCACTAGATGGCAAAACAGCAACTTTATCTGAAAACGATTTACAACGAAGAAATACGATTGCAATATTATTACAAGATTGGAGTTTAGTTGACATAGTTATAAAAGAGGAAGCAGAAAATAAAGCACCATTAAGTCAGATAAAAGTTTTACCATTTAAAGAAAAGAACGAATGGACATTATCAGCAAAATATAATATAGGTAAAAAGGTAGAATCAGAAGATGGAAATACCGAAGTTTAAAGAATTTCTAGGTGAGGCGAAAGATAACAAATTCAGATTATTGATTGTTACGGATGAGCCAGAAGAAGCAAAGACATTTCACACAGCAGACAGATTACAACAAGAAGCTAAAAAGTTAGGTTGGAATTTCTACCTTTATAAACTTACAGGTGGATATACAACATATAATGATGGCGTCCGTAGATTACACAACAAAGATGATGAAAAAGGATTTGTTGTAAGTTCAAAAGACACTATTGCTATCTTTAGAGGTTCAGTTGTAAGAAAAGATAGTTGGATGGATTTAATATCTACTCTAGAAAAAAGTG